AACGCAAACATACCGATCGTGGGGCTGGAAATTAAGAATGGGATCCCATTGATAAACGGTCTGCCGATAAGCAATCTGTCTGACGGGGAAAAAATGGCGCTTTGCATTTCCGTGGCCGTACAGCGCGAGGGTTCCCTTAAAATGCTTCTTATCGACGGGGTCGAGCGTTTAGCCTCGGTAAAAAGAGAAGAGGTCTTCAATCTTCTAAAAAGCCGGGGTGTCCAATTTGTGTGCTCAAGAACAACGGACGAAGACCTTTTAACAGTAACCGAATTATAAAAAACAGGTTGAATTTAAAAAAAGAGAGAGTAAAATATCATTAAATCGTTTTGGAGAACGATAAAAAAAGGAGAAGAGTATGGCAAACGAGGTGGCAGTATTACCAAAGAAGGAGCTGATCGAGCAGGTAGAGGGGAAGCTGACCGATCTGATCACGGAGAAAATCAAAGCCTTTCCCAAAGACTTCAACGAAACACGGTTCATTCAAAACTGCATCACGGTCCTGCAGGAAACCAAAGACATCGAGAAATGCAAGCCACTAAGCGTGGTGCGCACGATGGTCAAAGGGGCATACCTGGGCCTGGATTTCTTTAGGCGCGAATGCTACGGGATCCCCTACGATGTCAACGTTGGGACAAAGGACCACCCACAGTATGAAAAACAGCTTCAATTCCAGACAGACTACAAGGGCGAGATCAAGCTGGCCAAGAAGTATGGCAAAAACATCTTGGACATTTACGCCAAAGTGGTCCAGGAAGGGGATGCTTTAGAGATCAAGGTAGAGAACGGCAAACAAAGCCTTGATTTTGTACCAAAGCCCTTTAATGACGGCAAGATCATTGGTGCATTTGCGGTGGTTTTATTTGAAGACGGCACCATGAAATACGACACCATGAGCGTCAAGGACATTGAAGACACGCGCTCTAAATACTCAAAGGCGGCCAACGGGCCGGGATGGATCAAGTCATGGCCAGAGATGGCAAAGAAGACAGTCCTGCGCCGGGTGTGCAAATTGGTTGACCTCGACTTTGACAGCCAGGAGCAACAAAAAGCCTATGAAGAGGGGGGGGATGCCGACCTGCACGATGGCGATAGCCAGCCACCTGCAAAGACGGTAGACGATCCTTTCAATAAAAAGCAGGAACCAAAAGCCAATGGAACACAAGAAGCCGAGATCGTGAAGCCAGAAGACCCAGACGCAGAGCTAAGAGCAAAGCTGACAAGGGAACACGCTGGGGAAGAATCATGGCAAATAGACGCAAGGATCAAAGAAATAAAGGAGGCTAAAAATGGTTGACAAAAAGCCAGCCGTTAGGTATCATAAGCACATGAAAAAACCAACAAAAAAGGAGATCAGCGCTTATGCAAGATACCTCGGTAGTATTAAATCAGACAAAAAGTCTGAATCAAGCAAAAAAAATGGAAGGCTTGGTGGGAGACCTAAGATCAAAAGAGATACAAGAGTATAAAGGGAAGTATGTTATTTATGAAGACGGATCCGTCTGGACAAACTACCGCAAAAACGGATCGGAGCGTTTCATGACTCCCGTTCCGGTCAAGAAAGGAGAAATATGGAGCTAAACGAAGATAATTATTTTTCCCTGGAAGCATCCAATAAGTATCTGAGCGTGAGCCAATATAAATCATTCAATGGTACTTATGGACAGTTAGGATGTGAGGCAAGGGCTATGGCAGAGCTCCGGGGAGAATGGAGAATGGAGATGTCCACAGCCCTGCTGGTGGGAAGTTATGTCGATGCACATTTTATGGGCACCCTAAACACCTTCAAGGCCCAGCATCCAGAGATCCTGACAAAAAACGGTGAGCTAAGAGCCGATTATAACCAGGCAAACGACATCATAGCCAGGATAGAGCGGGATCCCTACTTTGTTAAATGCATGGCCGGTGAGAAGCAGGTCATCATGTCTGCAGAGGTATTTGGGGTCCCCTGGAAGATCAAAATAGACTCCCTGCACCGGGGAGTCGCCATTGTTGACCTAAAGGTAATGAAGGCCATCCGGGACGCCTTCTGGGTGCCAGACCTGGGGCGATTGTCCCTGATCGAATACTGGGGTTACAACATACAGGCAGCAATATACCAAAAGGTATACGAGATCAATACGGGAGAAAAAATCCCCTTTTTGGTGGCGATCGCATCAAAGGAGAAAGTCACGGACATAGAAGTGGTCGGGTTTACACAGCAAGACCTGGACCAAACGCTGTCCCTGGTTTTTCCAAACATTAACCGGATAAACGACCTAAAGAACGGACGGGTTGAACCAACACCGTGCGGTCTGTGTGATTTCTGCAGGACACAGAAAGTCCTGACCGGGCCGGTCCACTTCAGCACATTAACAGCAAAGCTAAGATAAACAGGAGGATAAGATGGTAAAGAAACAAAAAAAACAGACCGAAGAGAAGCCCAAAAAGGTTCGTCTTGCCGGGACCACAAGAGCAAACGGCAAGTACACATTCTCAGAGGAAGAAAAAAAGACGATCGCCATGAACCTGGCCAACAAACAAATGGACAAGGGGCTGGTTGAAGATGAAAAAAGATCGGTTATGAGCAGCTTCCAAGACCGAATAAACCGGATCATAGCTGACATCAACAAGCTCACGCGCAACTACATCGACGGTTATGAATACCGGGATTTTGAGTGCCATGTTGAAATCGACTGGGCAACGAACACAAAGAGCTTCATCGCGGTAGACACAGGACTCTCGATTTCAACAAGAGCCCTGGACCCGTCGGATTATCAATTAAACCTTGATATGCAGGAAGCAAAAGAAGAAAAGAAATCCGAATAAAAAGTTGACACACAAAACAAAAGTGATAACATGAAAATGACCTTGAGGGAGGTACATAACGCAATGAAAAATCGGGAGATTAAAAATGTTATTCAGACCATCGGTTCAGCACAAGGGCCGGTGGTTTTTTATTACCCTGGGCAGCGCCCTCACGCTGAAAGATTGAGCCTCTCGACTCGATCCCCCCAGGGGGTTTTTTTACCCTTATTAAACCTAAGTACAATAGAAAGATTTTAGTTTTTGTGGTAAGCCACGGAGATCACAGGTTATGGAAAACGGCTGGATAAAACTTCACCGAAAGTTTTTAGAATGCGGGTTTTTTAATAATCCAGACCTGGCCCACTTTTGGGTCTGGTGTATTCTAAAGGCCACTCACCAAGAATTCAAGGCAAGCATAGGATACCAGATCGTTATTCTTCAGCCGGGACAGTTTATATACGGTCGGAAGGTGGCCTCTATAGAGACAGGACTATCGGAGCAAACATTAAGAACATGCATAAAACATTTAGAAAACATTGAAAATCTAACCATCAAATCAACCAACAAGTATAGCATTATAACTATAACAAATTGGGACACTTACCAAAACACCGAAGCTATAACTAACCACCAAACCAACCAGCAGGTAACCAGCAACCAACCAGCAGGTAACCAGCAGGTAACCACATACAAGAACAATAAGAACAATAAGAAGGTAAAGAACATAAGAAAGTACGTGGTAGATGCCCCCCCTAAGATTGAAGATGTAAATAAATACTGCCAAGAACGGGATAATGGAATCGATCCACAAGGATTTATAGACACCAATACATCTGTAGGCTGGAAGGACAAGAACGGCAACTTTTACGTTGACTGGAAGGCCGTTGTGCGGAAATGGGAGAACTTCAGGAAAGCAACCAAAACAATCACTGTGCCTTTAAAACCAATAAAAAGACCTATAAGCATTGTTGTTCTAGAAATGATCGCGGCAGGAAAAAATAACCACGATATTCTGCATGAACTGGTAGGCATATATTCAGAGCACGATATAAACGAAGCGCTTATACATTCTCAAGGAAACCAGGGGAGAAGAATATGACAGACCAACATCATATCATGTGGTCCGAAGAAGTAGATAGGAAATTTTTAAAATTTCACTATAAAAACCCGCGCGTATTCGATCTGTTTTGCCAGAAAGCAGTAGCTCTTATGTTAAATGGACGTAAGTTCTATGGAGCTAAAGCTATTTTTGAGGTTATCAGGTACCAAGTAAACATAGAAACACGGGGAGATGAATTTAAAATTAACAATAACTATGTATCAGGATATGTTCGACTATTCGAAGAGACTTATCCACAATACAAAGGATTTTTTAGAAAAAGATCATCCATTTATGATTTATAAGAAAACTGTTGCAACTATCCGAGCGTTGGGATATATTTATCTTAACGAAAGGAGAAGGGGGATATGACATGTCAAACATTAGCGAAGCAGCAAGAACACTTGGAAGAGTTAAGACGGAAAAAAAAGCAAAAGCCGCAAGGATCAACGGAAAGAAAGGTGGTCGACCTCCGAGCAAAAAGAAGAGGATATGTTTACGCCAGAAGGAAAATGTATCCATGGGAGCGAAAGTATGAAAGCGCAAAGGCAAGATGTGAGAACTCACGCACAGAAATGTATCCCCAATACGGAGGCCGAGGTATTAAAATGTTGATGACAAAAGATGATTTTAAATTTTTATGGGAGAGAGACAAAGCATGTTTAATGAAAAAGCCTAGTATTGACAGAAAAAACAATGATGGTAACTATGAGCTTTTAAACTGCAGATTTATTGAATTAGATTTAAATGTGTCTTTGGCCAAAAGAATAGCAATTAAAAGAATTGCGGAAGATGGGAGCATTAAGATTTATCCTTGCATCAACAGAGCTCTGGAAGAGTTTGGAGGATCATCAACTGGAAACATATCATCGTGTGCTAGAGGCAGAAGAAAAACGGCATTTGGGTTTAGATGGGAATACTTAAAAGAAGAGGCCAGCAATGGGCAATGACGCTTTAGACAGGGTCAGTACAAGAAGGACGTTCACCAAGGAAGAGAAAGTAGCATTCGCGATAAAGAAAAAGGAAGAGGCGCTTGTGGCCGGGATAGAGATAGGATCCCCAAAGGTGAGAGAAGAGTCGGCTAGGTTTAGGGCAAAAATAGCAGAAGATAGAAGAAGACTGGGGCTCGATTAAACCCCCATTTATCGGAAAGGCATTGTTAAAGGAGGGATATATGGAAAACAAATTTTCTGCTAAAGCATTAATGTTATGCCCGATATGTAAGAATAGTTATTATTCCGAATTAGAAGTAACTGTGCCAGATAATTTTAGAGACATGAAGGAAATTAATACTGCTAAGGATAATAATGGGAATATTGTTCATCTCGACATATGTTCATCAGCAGCCCCTATTAAAAAAGAACCTTGCCATATATGTGGTGTGAATGATGAGATTAATTCCCTTGCAAGAGTTTTGTGGAAATTAGAAATAATAGGACATATTGGGTATTGTGCTGATTATTGGGTTCCATTAGCTAAGAAGATTTATGACATTGGGTATAGATTGCCCAATGCCAATCAGGTTACTTAACCGGCATTGTTAAAGGAACGGAGAGAGAATGAAAGTTTGGGTTGTAAGTAGTATATGGGCTTATGAAGGAGGCCCAATACTTGGAATATTTGATTCGGAACAGAAGGCAAAGACATTTAAATCTCTTGAATTAAATGACCCAATAAAAGGATTTGAAGAAAATGATAGCCATTGGTTGGGAATTGAAGAATGGGAAGTATATTAACCCCAGCCCCCACAACAGGAAGCACAGGAGTATTTACTTAGAAAGGCCATCTCCCATGACAAAGAGTGAGTTGAAAATCTGCCCTTGGTGTGGACTACAACCCATATTCAAAAGAGGGAAAATAAGATGTGTCAATACAGATTGTAAAATAAAACCTGTAGGTATGACTTGGTATTGTTGCGATAAGCGTGGATACGACCTGGCTAAAAATGATTGGAACACCAGAAAGGATAGTTTATGACAAAGAGTGAGTTGAAAGTTGAATTACTTCCGTGCCCATTTTGCGGAGGTGAAGGACTTGAGCAAATAAGAGGTATTGGAACACAAAGGTACGTTCAATGCGGAAGCTGTTTTGCAAGGACTAAAATCTTTAAGAATAGCGTTGACCCTGTATTTGCTTGGAATCGTAGAAAGGACATCATATGAAAATAAAGGATTTGGTGATTTTTAGATTACATTGTTTATGTGAGGATGGAGATGACGAAACGGAAGGGTATTTTTTATCACAAGAAGAAGCCGCTAAGAAAGGTCAAGAGTGTGAAGCATATCCACGCAACAAAAAATATGGAATTAAATATCACATTGAGTTTATTCCAGTTATCGGCAACCTAGACTTGCCACAAGACAAGAAGCTGGAACATTTGGACTATCAAAAACTTCACGACTTAATTAAAAAAGAATACGGAAACCTGTTAATAGGTTCAGACATATTCACTCTTAGCGATACTGTGTACATAAAAGAAATGGCTAGGATTATATGTGAGACCTTCGGCATCCCGCAAAAGGAAGAACCTAAGCAAGAGTGTAAAGAATGCGGTGGTAAGGGATGGTACGCACAGCAAACAGGAGATAATGAACAAGAACAAAGGCAATGTGAGTATTGTGACGGTGGAGAGTTACGACCATCCCCCTCGACTTCTCCCGATAGGTGTAAAACAGGTGTAAAACAGGTGTAGAACAGGTAACCATTACACCGGATTCTACGAGTTGTGAGGGGCAAAGAAGTGATTGGAGGAATATGGATCGCCGCAAGAAATATAGATTAAAAAATAAAAAATTCAGGAACGCTTGCCGGCGGCGCAATTATTCAAAGACGCGGCCCAGGATCAGGAAGCATCGGCCCTGGACAGAATCAGAAGTTATTTGCATTCAATCAAACATAGTTTCAGATCAAGCAATGGCCTGGTTGATGAATAGATCAGTCCAGGCCATTCAAAACAAGAGATATTTATTAAAAAAGAATTGAATAAGCAACCTTGAGTGGTGTACATTTGCTGAGAACACAATACATGCAAAGATAAATGGAAGACTGCCTGGTAATCCAATGCTAAACTCAAAGGAGTATCAACAAAAAAGGCACATGCTAAAGAGGGAGAACAATAATGGCTTATAGTGAGTACAAGACCGTATGCAAAATACGGGTAGAGCGCAGCCTAAAGGACGTCCTGACCGACATCCGGGACCACAAAGACAGCATAGACAACAAGGACCTGCACACCATCCTGACATTTTTAAATACCATGAGCGACACCGTGCGCGAGGCTATAAAGACACAGGCAAGGGCCGGGAACATAAAATAGGAGGGATTCATGAGGCAAAAAGAAAGATCAGATCAAATGGCGCTGGTGCAGTATGCGAGATTTAAATACCCAGGGATTGCTATAATAATGTCACCAATCCAGAAGATGGCCGGGACACCGAGACAGCAGATGATCCAGGCGGTTAACCGGAAACGCATGGGCTATGAGAAGGGGACGCTCGATTTATTCTTTGCGAAGGCAAGAGGCGGGTATCACGGTCTATTTATAGAAATGAAAAAGCAAAATGGAGTACCAAGCGACATATCGCCAGAGCAGAATAAAATGGCAATAAAACTGGCTGACGAAGGGTACAGTGTGTCAATATGTTTCGGGTACGAAAACGCAGTACGTATGCTAGATAAATATATGCTTATTAATAGGAACGAAAAATGAGGAGGTGGCATGAAAAAAGTCTTTGTTTGTTCACCATACAGGGGAGACATCGAAGAAAACACCCGGCTGGCCAGGATGTACTGCCGGTACGAAATGATAATGGGCAATGTTCCTTTCGCGCCCCACCTGCTTTATACCAAGTTCCTGGATGAAGACAATCCGGTAGACAGGGAAAGAGGGATCCGGGCAGGGCTTGAGATCATGAAAGTATGCGATGAGCTCCACGTTTACGGAGAGAAAATAACAGAGGGCATGTCCATGGAGATAGCCTGCTGGCGAGAGATGGGGAGGACGGAACACAGGTGCACCATTATAGTCTGCGTAAAAAAACACGAAAATATTTGACAAGGCCATTAACAGGTGATAGAAATTAAGATAGCAGGTAAAGAACAGGTGGAATATGGATATAAAGCAAGTAGATATTGATTCATTGAAACCAGCCGAATACAATCCCCGCGAATTAGATGCAGACCAGGAAAAAGCACTCAAAGAAAGCCTTTCAAAGTTTGGCATTGTTGATCCCATTATTGTAAACAATCACCCAGAGCGCGTGAATGTGATCATAGGAGGGCATCAAAGGGCAAAGGTATGGAGAAGCCTAGGAAACACCACGATACCCGTTTTTTATGTTACCTTAGACAAGGAGCAGGAGCGGGAGCTCAATATAAGATTAAACAAAAACACTGGGTCGTTTAGCTGGGCTTTGTTGGAAGAGTTCTTCAAGAAAGATGAGCTATTAACCTGGGGGTTCACGGAGAATGACCTGCATCTAAGATTTAAGAACGAAACAAAAGGGGATGATGACGCCCCGGAACTTCCAGCAGTAGCCCAAAGCAAGCTGGGGGACATTTACCAGCTGGGACCTCACATTCTCATGTGCGGGGACAGCACCAAGGCAAGCGACGTTTCTAAGCTAATGGCAGGTAAACTGGCAGATTTGATATGGACGGATCCACCGTATAATGTCAATTACACAGGAGCCGGTAAGAAAACGACCAGGACCATAGAGAACGACAATATGGAGCAAGAAGCGTTCCGGGCTTTCTTGGCATCGGCATTTCAAAGGGCATCAGAGTCCATGAAGCCAACGGCATCAATGTACTGTTGCTACGCAAGCAGGACGCACCGGGAGTTTGAAGACAGCATAAACAAGGCAGGTTTTGAGGTAAGGAATCAAATCATATGGGTAAAGACGGTCGCATCCATGGGATGGGGAGACTACAGGTGGAAACATGAACCAATATTATACTGCAAGAAGCCGGGGACCAAGACAGACTTCTTTGCAGGAAGGAAAGAATGGACAGTATGGGATCACGAACCAACAGACCAAGAAAAGATAGACATTGTAAACAAAATGATCAAAGCAGAAGAAGACGGCCAAAGCACGGTGTGGCGATGCTCAAGGGAGTTCAATTACGTGCACCCATGCCTTCCAGCAGGAGAGAAAGTCTTTGTGAACGGAGCGTGGATAGCAATAGAAGAAGTGAAAGCTGGCCAAGCGTCATGCTATGGGGAGATAAAGGAGACGTCTACCTTTGAAGCAGAAGAAATTGTAGAAATTAAACTCACTGATGGATGTAAAGTAAAGGCCACAGGGAATCATCCATTTCTTGTTGAAAGAGGCGGGGACGTTTACTGGATAGAGGCAAGGCTGATAAGGAAAAGCGATTTCGTATTGACCAACGCAGATAGACATAGTACACTGAAACCATGCAAACAGGCGAAATCACACCAAAGGGATACAGAAGAGTATACGACAGAGCGCAGGGGAGGCGACGGTTCGAGCACGTCCTCGTTTGGGAAAAAGCTAATGGGCCTGTTCCAAAAGGCTATCAAGTCCATCACAAAAACGAAGACAAGCTGGATAATGACATTGGAAACCTTGAGATTGTCAGTTCCCTTGACCACAAGAGGATACACACTGGTTGCATTAAAAGAGATGATGGAACATGGCTCAAGCCATGCAAAGGGTGTGGAGAATACAAACCAGTCACAAAAGAACACTGGTATTACTCAAGAGGATGGCCAACAGGAAAACTCTGCAGAAAATGCTTCATTATCCACAGCCTCGAAGTACGTAAGACTCTACAGGCGAGCGGTTGGAAGCGTAAGAACTATCCCAGGAAAAACAAAAGTATTTAATCTCACCATTGAAGGCATACCAGCCTTTGATACAGTAATAGGCGTAAGCCATAACACCCAAAAGCAGGTAGCATTGGTGATCAGGGCGCTGATGAACTCGTGCAAGACCCATGGGATAGTATTGGACCTTTTCGGGGAAAGCGGCTCAACCCTTATAGCTGCGGAGAAATCCTCTAGACAGGCCAGGATCATGGAGTATGCGCCAGAATTTGTTGATTGTATCGTTCAAAGATATGTCGAATTTTGCATAGAAAACGACATTAAATGGTCAGTTTTACGCAATAACGAGAACATTTCCGGGGATTACGCAGAAAATGCCTAAACAAGCCCACACTACAGAATGGAACGCAGGATCGTTCTCTTTCGCGTATCAGGAGCCAGGAGAGGCGATCGCAGAAGACGTCCCAGCACCACAAAAGCGATCGGCAGGATTACGCAGGAAAGGCAATAACATCTACCGCAGGGCCTTTTCAGAGACACAGCTGCTGGACCTCCTGAATTTAAACATGCAGGATGGGGAGAGCTATCACCTCATAACAGGGGGCGATGTGGACTCGCTATCCCTCCTGAAGGTTATCCTACGCCAGCTGGACCTAGACTATTGCCTATTTTCAACCTGGTGCATGGCCAAAGAAGACATCTGCCAGCTTTCAGAATGGATTGATCAGGGCAAGCTAAAGAAGGTAGACGCCTATGTGGGTGAAATTTTCCAGGGATCCTATGAAGGGGAGTATAACCTTTTAAAGCCAGTCATAGAGAGCACAGGGGGCCGGGTGGCCATTTTCAGGAACCATGCCAAGATTTATGCGGGATACGGGCCAAAGTTCAGCTTCGGGATAGAAGGAAGCGCAAACATTAATACCAACCCCAGGACAGAAAACGCCTGTATAACCATAGGCCGGGACATTTTTGAGTTCTATAAAGAATACTTTGACGGAATTATCAGATTTACAGAAAGCAGGAAAAAGGGCAAAAAAGAGCTGAAAACAGCAGAAAAAGACCAAGAAACATGACATTTTATAGGTTTTATTGCTATATAGAGCAGAGAGACAACAGGAGATAACTATGGGTAAAGAAAACAACAGACCGCCAGCTCCAAAGCCAGAGAACCTATTTAAACCAGGACAGAGCGGAAACCCAAAGGGCCGTCCCAAAGGAATAAAGGACATACGATGCCAGATCAGGGACATCATGACCCGCACCACGATTATAAAAGACCCGATCACCGGAAAAGAGAAAAAGGTAAAAATAAGCCAGGTCCTGATAAACGCACAGATAAGCAAGGCCATAAAAGGCGACACTAAAGCATTCGCAGCCATTGTGGATAGACTTGAAGGCAAGCCAGTTCAGCAGCTACAACACACAGGCAAGGACGGTCAGCCACTAACCAGCCTGCCACCCCTGCAGATCGTTGTTGAAGGGGTAGAGGGCTCTGAGGAGCCACATGAATGATTGCACTCCGCTTCCAGATGCCCATGAAGCACAGAAGGGTTCTATATGACCCCTTGCGGCGTAGGTACCGGATTCTTTACGGGGGGCGCGGGAGCTCCAAGTCATGGTCTGTGGCAAGATATATTATTGCCAGGGCGGCATCTGAAAAGATTAGGGTCCTCTGCACTCGAGAGATTCAAAACAGCATTAAAGACTCCGTTTATAAGCTTCTGGTGGAGCAGATTGAAGCCCTGGGCCTTGATGATTACTTCATCATTGGTGCAGACAAAATCGAGAGCCGTGCAGGATCCGAGATCATCTTCAAGGGTATTGCCAGGAACGCAAGCGCAATCCGGTCCACAGAAGGCATCGACATATGCTGGGTTGAAGAAGCGGAAGCCCTATCAGAAGAGTCATGGCGCATCCTTACCCCCACCATCCGTAAACCAGGATCATGCATTATTGTCACATTTAACCCGGACGATGAGAAGTCGGCCACTTACGCCAGGTTTGTGGCCAAGTTTGATGAGAAGACGGGGACCTATGTCCCGGTTGACAACCCCAGGTATTGCCGGGACTTTGTCAACTATTGGGACAACCCCTGGTTTCCAGAGGTCCTGCGGGAAGACATGGAATGGGACAAAGCCAATGACCCGGAGCTATATGAACACGTCTGGTGCGGCCGGCCAAAGAAGTACGGGCATGCAGTCATTTTTAAAGACAAGATCGAGATACGGGACTTTGAAACACCGGATGGCGTACAGTTCTTTTTTGGGAACGACTTTGGATCACCTTCAGGGGATCCCAACGCACTCGTGCGCATGTTCATCATGGAGGGGAACCTCTGGATTGACCGCGAAGGATACGGGCATGTCGACCTTGATGACCTTCACGCACTCCTTGAATCGGTACCCGGAAGCCATGAATGGCAGATCAC